CTTTGACAACGAAAGAAAGAACAACTAGAAATATCAATCGGTGTGAAGACGTGAAAGTATATTATTGACGGACACTATTTCCTTTGATTGAAAGATTCTGATTGATGAACTTGCACATGTGTGATTGATAATCTGTTCATTTCTTGAATATTGTTGCCAATACTACTAGAAAAATGATCACGGCAACAATAGAAAAGAATCGTGCTGTATCTTTAATTGTCAAATCTGTATTCGGAACAATCTCTTGTGATTTTTTCATGTGACTATTCTGTTTCTGATATAAAATCTTTTTTTTCAAATCGTTGGAGTGATCAATTGATTCTGATTGCGATCATTTCGATTTGTTTTCAGCATACTGATTTTGTTTCTTGTTGCTCTGCATGATATTCTTCACCTTTTTGAAGTTGTTTGAAATATTCTGTGTTGCAAATGAACATGCTTTGTTGCTACAAAATAAAGGTTTTCGCTTTCTTATTTGCTTGTCTTCTCTTGACATTCGCAAAGTATTCAACAAACACTCATTGATATTCAACAACTCGTTCAAGTTCATGATCTGGATATTGTTTCAGAAACATCTTTCTTTTCATCTTTGCTTCTGGTGTTGCGTCACCTTTGACATCAACAACGATCAACTTTCAATATCTCATGAACTGAAAGTCTGCAACATAGTCAATGCTTCTGAACTTTTCTCCATTTCTTTCAAATTTATCTTGAATCGTAAACTTTGGTTGAAGGACTAGATCTTGAATGATTCATTGTTCTTGTCGATCTCTTGCGAAACAATAGTATTTTGCTTCTGATTTTGACATGAAACGGATTCAATCAATGAATGTTGGTTTGTTTCCGTGTTTGTTCTTTCTAGCCGTGAATTTCATCGTCTGTTTTTTCGTCAGTCAATAAATCCCTAGTATTGAAAGCATCTTCTGTTGATTCAATAAATTCTTGACAAATTTTTCTGAATTCATCTTCACCTCTCAAATATTCTGGGTATGTGTCAACGCTGATCAACAACTTTTCAACAAGCAAACCAGTATTGAACAAGTAAAGTCAAACATCTTTCGGAACTTTCAGCTTGATTTTCTGATCAAGTCCGTTCTTATATTCGCTAAGATATGCTCAAAATATAATTGGTTTCGGCATCTGACGAATGATTTTCCATGACATGACTATTTCGCTTTGAACTTCTTTTTCTATGTTCTCGCGAACTCATTCAGAAAACAAGCTATTTTTCAATTGTTCTTGATATCTGTATGTGACATTCTGACGAATTTGATCTTCATCAACAACAGGACGATTCATTTTCACAATCATGTGAACTGGTAAATTGTCAACTGTTTTTGAAAGCATAAGTTCCCAAATGAAGCCTTTTTTTGCGTGTGCTTGAATTGAAATATGTTCAAATTGTATTTCTTTGATCATTGTATCTGTAAAAAAAAGAATAAAAAACTATTTTTTTGGAATTTTTTTGATCGCTCCTTCAAGTTCTGTTGTTTTTTCAAGAAGTGCTTCTTGTGTTTCTTTCAATGTTTTCTTTGTGTCGTCATATTTCTTTCCCTTAGCAAGAAGAATGATTTGTTTTTCTTTTTCTTTAGCTTCTGCTTCTGATTCATAAATTTTGTTTGATTTAATTGTTGTTGTTTCATGCTCTTGTTTGTGATACAAATATTCTGAATCCATGTCAAGATCTCATTCATACACAAATTCATATCAAACTGGAATTGCATACTTTTTGACTAAAAAGATCAACCATTTCGGCATGATGAACTTGTCTGTGTTGAATTTTGTGATTGCGATTTTTTGTTCCATGTGTGTATATAAGAAAAGATAAAAACGTTTTTTAGTGTGCGTCTGATCGTCATAATATGTAAAACATAGCACATGACAATATTGTTCAAAACATTCGGAGAATAAAAACAATATTTATTCACTCAAATATTTTTTTGTATCGGTATTTCTTCCTTATTTTTTCAAGCTGTTCTTGTCATTGATTCTTTTCTCTTTGTTTGAACTTCTCACAAATATCGTTTACACATTGTTTTGCGTGTTCGTATTCAATAATGCTTGAAATTTGATCAACATATTTGTCCCGTATGGTATTTTCAGTCATTCATTCTGATTTTTTTATAGAATCGAACAACATGTGCATGATTGTTTGATATTCTGGAACATAGAATCTTTCTTCCCAATTTGATCATTGTTTCCTTTCAAATAATTTGAAAAATACAATCAATCTTTTGGTTTGTTCATCAAATGATAAATATTGGTTCGTTATTATTTCGAATATTTTTCAACGAACGATTTCATGAATCTGTTTTTCCATTTCTCTTGCGATAAGAACTAAAATTTATTTGATCGGCTCTGGAATCTTTATTCAAAAGAACTCTGCAACTTGAATCGCTGTTTCTATCAACTCGCTGAATTCAAACTTTGTCATGTCTTTCGATGTCTTTTTTTTGGTCAATCACTTGATCACTGAATGAAGATAGTCTTTCCCGTCCATGATCAACGGAATATCTCACAAATAGAATCGTTGAACGCCGTGATATCAAAGCTCTTGTGAAAGAATTTCAAGTACAACGCCCCGATAATATCAAGATTGTGGATTTGTTTTCTTTCATCATCTTTTTATTTCAAGAACATATTCACCGTCTGGCTGTGCATTCAATCGTTCAACGCTCTGAACAAGTCTGACATTTCATGATTTGTTGATCGCTCGTTTCATTATTGATCTAGTAATAAAAAGAATCAAGCTATTTCTGCCAATCGTTTTGCTTCAATATCGTATTTTGACTTTATTTTTTGCAATACGAGTTCTTTTTTTTCACTATCAACACGTCATATTTCATTCAAAACATCAAGTTTTCATTCTTTTATTGCTCATTTGAAGTTTATGAAATCAGTTTCAGTAAACTTCTGTTTGAAAATTCATTCTGGTTCATCGTTTTCAATTGGAGCTGATTCTTTTTTTGAAACTTCCTTTGTTCATGGTTTTCGTTCTTTTATATTGTCTGTTTCTGGGTCATCACCAGTTGAAATTTGGAACGTCTTCATGAATATATATTTCACAGCTCATGTGATTGCTTTATATACTCATTTGTCACCCGTATCATTTCAAGATCAACAAGAAAATCAAGAAATAAACTCACCAGTTTCGACATCTGCGAATTTGTATTCAACTTCAACGTCTGTGACAAACTGCTTTGTTCATGATCTAGTAGGTGAAATTTCTCTTGTTCATGTGATTTTGCTTGAATATTCAAATACAATTCAATTTTTGTTGAATAATGTTCTGAATTTCTCTGCGATCTGATCATCTGAAAAATAGTTGTATTTTTGAGCTTCGTTGAATCATGCTTTCTCCATTCAACCGATCTCTTTTCTTACTTCAACAATTTTTCAATAGATTGTTTTTTTGCCGTCCATACTGTGTTTGCTATAATGTAAAAAGCTTTTGTATCTTCTTTTTAATGATTTCAAATACAATTGCAAGTAATTTTTTAATATTTTCTTGTGTATTGTGTGCGTGAATCCGATCGTGATGTTTTCTGCACAATCAAATCAAGTCTGATCAGTCTTTTTCGTGTGTTCTTTTTCATCTGAAACAGCGTGTCAAATGGTGGATATCGTTTGCAATAGATCAACAAGAAGGAAATTCACAAAACAATGTGTCGGTTTCGCTCTTGTTTCTACTTTTCAAGAAGTCTTTCTGATATTGTTGCATGTGTTTTGAAATCTAAAGAACATTTGTTGCAAACGTATATTGCTTTTTCTTTTCGGCTGATTGCATATCTTCTTTTTGATATACGTTTGCATTGGTTGTGTATATCTGATCAACAACATTCGCATTTGAAAACGATTCAGTCTTTCAATTCTATTGTTGCGATTCGTCTTGTATCGTATGGATTCACAGATCGATCTAGTTTTTCTTTGTCCAGCTTATTGACTCTGTTTCGTATATTCGTTTTCATATCAACAAAACATTGATAAATAAAAGCAAGATCATGGAATCAAATGTCAATGCTATTGGAACAAGCACTGCGTTCAATAACACATGAAGTTTCAAATACGTCTTTTCATCATAACGCTGTCGAAAGTTTCTTTTGTATCATACAAACTTGAATCTGTTTTTCATTTGATATTATGATCAAGTAAAATCTCTTGATCTCTTTGTACTGGTTTTCAATACAATTGCAAGTCATTATTTGACGAACATTCACAGAAACAAATATTGCTTCAATTATGTCGTCAACACTCGATTTTAGTCGGATTTCAAACTGTTCAAAATAGAAAATAGATTGACAAAATAAAAATTATTATCCAGAAATGAAGTGAAGTGAAATGTTTTTTGAGTAGTCTCTTGCGATTCATGCTAGTTGGTTATTTGATAAAAATGATATTTTGTTTCTGTGTCTCTTTTGTGTTGTATGAAAACCGTATTTTGCTTTTGATCGGAACTGCAAGTCGTTTTTCCAAACATATCTTTGCTTGAAAGTCACCGCTTGATCGTCTAGCGTCTTTTATCCGCACGTTGTTTGTTTTGTTCGGCAATAGTTGACACAATCAGCGTTCACCTTTTTTTCAAAGCGCGTCTTTGTTGAATCACGATTCAATTTTGAAACTTCCAACGATAGAAATATCACCGTTTGTTCACTTATATCGCAAATTTGCCCGTCTATTTGCATCTGAATCATACGGAAATCACTTTATCAATATTGAATATCACAATGGATTTTTAGTTTCTGATCATGTTTCAATTGGTTCTTGTGCAACAATGAACGGCTTCACTTCGATTTTTTTGTTCTTTTGTATCTCAACAAGCCCGTTTGTTGCAACGTATATCTTGAAAATTCACGCATAATAGCACAAACTTTTGTTGCAATAGACTTTCAATTCGCGTTCACCTAGTTCGTTTTTGTTATTTCAGTTGTAGTTGTCATATATTCGCAAACTGTTTCAGCTGATCGGTCTTGATACAACAGAAAAATGCGTCGATCTGTTTCATGATGAATTGCTTCAAATTCATTTTCGATACATGAAGTCACCGCGTTCAGCTTTTCTCGGGTCTTTCGGAACACCTAGATCATAAAGAACTTTTGAATTGAAGTACATCATGTTTTTTTCGCTGATCAAACCTTTTGTCACAGCATACGCTTTCATAATTCAACCGCAATCAAATGCGTTGTCCGAGCATTTCACCCGCTTTTGTTTTTCTTGTGATCGTGTTGGAGGTGTAAGTTCACCCGCGCAACCTCTTGCATACTTGATTTTTCAGATCTTGTCTGCAAAAATAAAATAGTCTTCAATGATAATCTGTTTTTGTTTTGCTTGAAAGTTCATTTGTCGTTCTATCGATCATGTGTCAACAGAACCAGTTGAAATTGATCATGTGTTGATCGCTGGTTGCGAATAAAACAATCACAAAAGTCAAAGAATAAATTCAATCATGCTTTTACATAGAGAATAAAGAATTCGCGTTCGTTGTATGTTCTTGCTTGTATTCTTCTTTCTGTTTCCATTTATGATCAGCGTTGAAATCCCATATCCGCAATTTCTTTCGTCACTTGCTGTCTGTTGATCGTGCTTCATGATCTAGTGGCAACACAGTTTTTCAAAAATTTGCACTTCTGTTTTCACATTGTATTTTTCAGTTGAAAAAAAGCAATCATTTTTCTGTTGGCTGTCGTCACAGTTCTGATCTGTAAACTATCTTGAAATATTGAAGTTTTTGAAAGTTTGAATATTGGTTGATCGTCAAATCAAGATCAGACAAAACAGCTGGAACATGATTTTTTCTGTAAAATTCAACCAGTTTTTCAAACGCATCAACAAGTCAAGCGTTCAAATTGTGCGTGTATGCGGTGATCTGTGTTCAACAACATTCACATTCTCTTGCGAATTTCATGTGCTATTGTGTAAGAAGTAAAAGCAATCAGATTTCTTCAACAGTTGTCAAATATATTCGTCACTTTTTTCAATCTTTCTCGATCAAATACCGATCATCTTTATTTCTCAATAGTTTCATCAACTGAATGTTTAGAAATAAAAGTCTGGCGGAAGTTCTGCATTTGTTGTTTTGCCTTGTCTTTTTCTTCTTGTGTCATCTCTTTCACGACTTCGTTTTGCGGAACGCTTGTTTTTTTTACTTCAATTTTTTTTGTTCAATCTTTATTGGCTCGATTTCTAATTGTGAAATAATGTGAAACATATTTCTTTTTTGCTTGCTTCTCTCCTATCTGTCAGATATATCAATTCAAACGATCTATATATTTTTTTGTGTTTCCTTCTCAAAAAACTTCAAGAAGGCGTGTGTGTTCGGTTTTCGTTAGAAAAACGAAATCAAGATATTTTTGTTTTTCTTCTATTATTTCATTTATCTTTTCTTTTATTTTATTTCCTTTACTTTCCTTTACTTTACTTTGGGTCTTTTCTGCCACAGGTTGTGTTGTTTCTGCCACAGAAACCCTATTCCTTTCTCTATCTCTTTTTGATATCAAATCTTGCAATCTTTCAATGAGTGACTTGCATTTCAATGTTCAGTCTTCGTTCTGCAACAAATCCAATCTGCCACAGAAACTCACAATATCAGACAATATCTCCACAGAAACTCAAAAATCACCAGCTATGATTTCTTGTTCAACAACATCTCGTTTTGCTGTGAAAAAATCACAAGAAGCGATGTGTTCAAGAAGCATGCAATACACTGCATATCATTCAAGCTTGAATTTGGTTCTCAACGCGATGATTTTTCTATGACTACGCATGTTCGTATCGTGAGAAAAATAGTCTGCGTTTTCTTTTCTTGGTCTAGCCATGATCTGAAAACAAAAATATAAAAAAAACCTGTGACACACCCTTGCAAGAAGATCACAGGCTCTTTCTGTTTGTATATACCCCGTAAGATATATATTTCATCGGCGCTTCCACCAATTTTCAAACTCAAACATCTTTGCAAGGGTGTTCGATAACTCCTGTATACAAAACGAAAAACAAATTGCAAGAGAAAATGTATCGAAAAATTTGACAAATAAGAAAAAACAAATACAATTATGTGTCAAAAGAAATTGACGCTTTTATATTTTACAGTATACACCTATGGAAAACAAAATCGCAACACTTGAAACACTTCGTTTGAAATGAAAATCTTTGTGGATTTCCTATTTCAAAGAAACAAATGTTCAGAAAGCATGAACAATTTTGAAGCAACGATCAAACACAATGGACAAAGTCCATGCAATCCAGTCACAAATCAACGAATATTTATATGATAACTTGATACAATGATAAAAAACGCAATCATTTCAAGAATAGCAAAATCGATTGAAGCTTGAAATTTTGAAAAATTTATGATTGAAGTTGACAAGATCGTGATTTTTGTGTGAATTTTCTGGCTTCTGTTCTACCCGACAAAAATTTCTGACGTGGTTTTATTTCATCGCTGAACAATCTTCGCTTGATTTGTTTTGTTGAACGCGTACGCATTTTTTGATTCAATCGTGTCGGCTTTCTTTCTTTTGCTTGAAAAGATCCCAAAAATCACGTTTGATTTTAACGATTTGATCCAAAAAAAGACGACTATAAGTAGCACAAAAGAAATGATCGACGGAATACCACAACAAGATCTGATTGAATTTATTTTGAAGCATGGTTGATTTCCATTCACGATCGCCAGATCAAAGTTTTGATTGTTTCCAAAAGATCACAAGAAAATCGGCGACAATCTTGAACGTGTTTGAATTCTTGTTCGTGGTGAAAACAACGCAAGAGTTTTGAAAGAAAATATTGATCGCGAATTGCTTCAACAAATGATCAGCAAGAGTGATTCAAATGATCTGTCTGTGCCACTACTCCAACAATGAAACACATTCACTTTCAAAACACTATAAAAACCGCTTGTCACCTATATGAAAACCGAAGAAAAACCGAAAAAAAGAACCGTCGAACTGGCGGTTTTTTCTATAAAAACAAACCCCACTCTGGCAAAGAGCGGGGCAGTATGGAGCAAAAATCGCAAGAGATTTGCAAGTGAATTGTATTGTTTAGAATTTTATTGTCAAGCTAAAATCCTATGTAAAAACAAGATCGCTTCAAGACGTGTCATCGGCTTGTCTGGATATAGTCTTGCGCCACCGTCAGAAGGAACGCCTTTGATATATCCTTTTTCTTTTGCTCGTTTGACTGCTTTGTATTGTTCTGAATTTTCATCAGTGACAGCGAAGTCAACGAAAAGCTTTTCAACTTGAATGTCTTTGAAGTCAAATACTTTCCAATATCTTCGATTGAATATGCTATTTTTGCAAAGCTGTTCAAATACATCAAATCAAACTTCGAAAACCGAAAGTTGTTTTTCTCACTGATTGTTCTTTGTGTTGTGTCATCGGCTGTTTCAGAATCCAACAACTTTTCTTTCAAAGTCAATCTTTCAAAGCATGATTGCGTGTCCTCGTGTGCAGTCTTCAAGCTTCACGACTGTTGTGATGTTTCATGAAGACATATCGCCAGAAAGTTCAGCATTCCCACGCATTGATCGATACATCGGAACTTTGTTGTTCAGATTGTATGCAATAACTTTCAAGAATCTTTGAAAATCTTTGTCGACAGCTTCATACATGTATCAATCGATCTTGAATCTGAAATTTGATCAGTCTGCAAGATTTCCAGCAATACCGTTTTTTCTTGCTGTCTTCAAAGCGTGTTCAAGGTAGTCGCCACCAACTCATGCTTTTCGCTCTTTTCACTGGTTGTTTGTTCGTTGGTTTTTCTGATCAACAAATATTTGATTTGATTTGTGATCAAACAAGTTCTGAATCAATACTACATGACACAAAGCCGTTGCCGTGCAACATGGAATTGATCCCTGTTTGTATGTTTCTTCTAGTTCAGCAAGAAGATCGATCTTTGTCGGAAGGTTCGCAAGCATTTCGTCAGTGATTTCGCCTTCAACATATTCAGCGTTGAAATCTCTTGTGTCCATTTCGTTTTGCTCTTTTCGCAAAGCGCCTGTTGTTTGTTCGTCCATACTGGTATATCTCAAAAAATAAAAACTATTTGACAATCTTTACTTCTGCTTTGATTCTGTAGTAAATTGCAAGAACCTGTGAAGCAAGCGTCACGACAGCAATAATTGCGTCAACAATTTGTGTTTTTACTGTGTCATCAATGTTTACTATTCCTGTGAATGTCAATCCGTATCAAATGACAGCAACAATTTGCGCCCAGATAGTTCTTGAAGTGTACCATTTTGCAGTGTTTTCCATGCGAATATATATTGAAAAGATAAAAGAAACTATTCATTTTCATATCGAAGCTCGAATGTTGCACCCCCCGATGTTGTTCATGCTGACGTTGGAGTTGTGAATCTGATTTCGATGTCTGTTTTTGGCGGTATTTTGAACGGTATATTGAACGGAACAACGTTGTTTCACCCGACTAGATATGCTCTATATTTTACAGTCCACGGATAGAGTATTCAACCGTCGTTCAATCTTATGTATAGTGAGAACCTTGAACCCTTTCAACTGTCATTTGAAGCTGAAATCTGTGTGACATACGCAACTTTTCAAGCAGGAACAGTTCGCATTGTCATCAATGTTTGTCAGTCACCAGCTGGAACATATACAAGTTGATTTGTTCAAGCGTTGTTTGTGATTGTTATATTTCAAGCATTCGTCAATCATGTTCAACAAGTATTTGAAATCATTCTGAAAACTCTTATGAACGCTTTTGTTGTTGTGACGACTGTTGTTCAATTTAATGTCACGATTTCATCTATTTCATTGAAGTTTTCATCAAGTCAGTATATTCTGATCGTTCTTGTTCATGTTCAAAGCGCTGTATCATTCGCAGAAGAGCTTGAAACTTTCAGAAATTCAGCGCTTGTCAAATATGTATATTGTGGATTCGTTCATTCCCAGATCAAACTTTGTGTATTTGCAAGAATCGATGTTCTTGTTCAAAATTTAAGCAATGGACTATGTCAAGAGATCGCTCATTCAGCTATAGAATACAAGTAGTCTTGTGAGTTTACTTGCAACCTGTTTTCGTTGTCAAGTATCACATTTCAAAATATTCAGTCATCACGAAGTCATGTGATTATTGACTTCACAAGCTCTGCGTCGTCATCTCAAATGATAGAATCAGCAATCCTGTGTGAACTAGGCTTTACGTAAACTGAACGCAAAGACGTTTCAAGTTCAAACTTTGTTTGTGCAATCGGTCAGTTCTTGAAAGTTATTCTGACGTATCTTGAAGCTGGTCAATATGTAAAAGTTTTTCAATTGTTTGCAATTATTGTTGCTTTGTCATCTTGTGCAACCGTTATCATATCCGAACTCCATTCAACAATCAATCAATCAGTCAAAGAATTCTGATCGGAGATCACGGATATTGCAACAACTCAATAATTCAAAGCATCTTGCCAATCTCAAACGAATATTTCATTCGCTCAAAGTGGAACTTGGCTTGAATTTTCGTTGCAAATATGCCCAGTCATACGAACACGCATTTCTTTTTCACCTGTGTGAACGTTTTCAAATATCAATGAATATAACTGTTTCAATCATTTTGCGATTTGCATGTCTATTTCTAAGAAAATAAAACACGAACTTCATTGTTTGTTCAATCAGATATCAAATATATTTGATCGATTGAAAAGTCTTGAAAAGAAAGCATGTCGCTTGGCTCTAATTTCACGGCAGTATCAACAGAAGCTGTCAGTCAACAATCAACAAACAAGTTCATTGTGTCGTGGTTATTTTGCACAATCACACGGAATGCTGACGTTTCATTCTTGTTTTCCTTCGCAATGTCCATTTGCTCGGGCGATAATAGTGAAGAAAGCTTGACGCTCTCTGTTCATACTGTGAATTTCATGTTTTCTAGTGATAAAATAAACTATTAGAAATCTGTTTTGCTGTGTTCGTCAACTTTGGTCTTTAAAATTGCAACATCAACTGTGATTTGTTGAACCGATGTTTTTGTGAACTTCACGTCCTCTTGCATGGTGTCAAAAGTGCTTTTGTATGATCAAAGCACCATTGAAAAACTGATCATTGATCCGATACTTATTCCAGCGATTCGGTTGAATATTGGATGTCTTAGTCAATTTTTGATTTTTTGCACCATGTCTGTTGGGAGTTTAAGAGTAAAACTATGCAATCAAAAGTTTCAAGTCTGATTTTTCTGTTGTTGTTGCAGTTCATAAAGCAACTTTATATTGAAGATCTTTTTTTCTTTTTTGTATCACTTCATCTTGTGTCGGTTCGACTGGTTCTTGTTCTGGGATAACTATTTCAATAACTTGTTTTGAGAAATCAACTTCTTCTTTGATTTCTTCTGGAATTTGTTTTTCGTCCATTGTTTCTGTTGTGTGAAGAATAAAACTATGCAATTGTCAAATCAATATATGATGAATTTGCGTTTGCTGTTCGTCAAGCCGTTGCATTTCATGTCGTATTGTTCGCTCATACTGGTGATGCGTATGTTCAACTTGTTATTCAAAATCACATCTTTACTTGTCTTGATAAAGTATTCAAGAACGTCAATGAAAAATCAATTTCCTTTGTTCAAGTATCAAGAACAAGAGGAGAATCAATCAAAACGTTTGCGCTTCAATCTCCAATAATATCATATCAGAAAACATCTCAATTTATAGTCAGAGACAATCAATCTGCTACATTTGAAAATACTTGTTTTACAATTATTTTTTTCAATGCCGTTTCATCATCCATCTCATTGCTTCAAGTCATATTGTATACTGGGAATATTTGGGTGTGAAGATTTGTTGTATACGACATAAAGTTTTGTCAGAATATCTGGAAATTTAGATTTGAATTGAATGTTCCTATTGACAAGTTTTTTGTTGTTTGTTTCGACACACTTCATGTTTGCAACATTATTCAACTTGTATATGGTGTTCAAGCTAGGACATAATCTACTCAATTTGATTGTGTATATGTTCAAGTAGCTGTTGAAAATACAATGTTTGTTCAATCAAATCAAAGGCTGATTGGATAAACTGTCGGCTGATCCATATATCAACGCCACAATGTACCAGTGAACGCCGTTGTATTTGTCATGTCAATCGTTCAAAAAGCACAAACTCAATATGTAGGGGTAGAATCAAAATTTTGTTGTCAAAAATATATTGTATTATTTTTTATATAAGAGTCTCCTCTGAAATTCACAGAAGTTCAAGATCTTGACGTGTGCGTATACAATGTTTGTTCTGCTCAAACAGCCGTCATAACACCCGCAGAACTTATTGTTCGCAATTGTCAAGTGACTGACATATACGTTACATTTTCTCAATTCAAAACCCAAAAGAAGGCTCATTTTCATCAGACAACCTGTGCTGTCACTCCTGTTCAAGTAGCTGTTGTTATTGTTCAAGCAATTATATTTCCGTTTGCGTCACAAGGTATTGCACGAATCGTGTTTGCTGTGTGTGCTTGTACTATAAAATAATTTCAACCATTATTTACAATAAACCCTTTTCATCTTCAAGTCACGGCAAAAATATCAGTAGCATTCAAAGAATCTGTCTGACTCGATATTTTTTTATTTGTGAAATCTAGCGATACCGATTTGTTTTTCGGTGTTCATTGTTCAAAAAGTCAGAATCTGACTGTTCAATATTGAATTTGTTTCAAATCATCAATCATTTTTCTAGTTATTGAATGCAAATTCAACGCTCAACTTCATACAGCTATTGAAAGAGCAAATTGTGAATTTCGTGAATTGTTCTGCGGGTGTCTCGCTGGTATTTCTGCAAGTCATCGTTCCGCTTGGCTCAAATATGTATCTGTGAAAGCATTGGGAATATTAAATTGAATCAATCTTGTGTTGAAAATATCATAGTTCAAATCAACAAATCAATAGTAGTTTTGTGCCATTGATTGTCAGCTTGCACCACTTGTTTCGATTTTTGCTGGGATAGTAAGTTGCATTTTCTATTCTGTAGAATATAAAAAGACTATAGATATTTGATTGATTCAAGAACTCCGTTTGCATCATACAAAACTGTATATTTCTTCGGATCTCAAACGACTTGTATTTCTATTTTATACGTTGGCGTGGTTGTTCGCGTCAAGTTCACAGTGATTGAATTTTTGTTGTCAACTACTTGTTCAAGCTGTCATGCAACGTTGTATGTTGTTTCAACGTCTTCGTCTGATAGACTTTCAAAAATTTCATTGATAGATCAAAGCATTCTTTCAAGTTCTGTCTTGATATCTTCATCGTTTTCAGCTGTTATGTATAGGCTGACACGATCACCAGCAAGAAATGAAAATGCTGTGTTTGTGTATTCTGTTGCATCATAGCTAGACGGACAATATCAAGCAGATCTTTCTACAGTCAAAACGTTTGCAATCTTGTCAATCACTTTCATGATCTCGCGTTTTGTCACTCTGAATTCTTCATCGATTCTTTCAACTGTCACAAGATATTTTCTTTCTGCTGTTGGTTCTGGGAATAAGTCTTGATATTCTTCTTTTATGATCAGCGTTTCACCTTCTGTTGAAATACCAGCATCAAGCAATCATGTGATATTGTTTCTTGTGATTAGATTTTGAAATGTCATGTGCTAAATGTTATCTGGTAAAACGCTTTGTGCAAATGTTTCATATCTATTCACATTCACAACAATACTGTCTGGCGTGTATTTTATTTTCTGAACTTGTAGTTTGTCAAACGTGTAGTCTGTATTCAATATCGTCAATGTGTGTCACGGTTTTATGCTTTCAATGTCATATTTGCTGTTGATTGTGATTGTGATTTGCTTCTTTTCGTCTTTGTTTTCAACAATATATTTGTTTCAAGCTGTTGTTGCTCCTGCTGTATCTACTACAAGCGGGAATGATGCTCTTTTTTGAATCAATCAGTATTTTGTTTTGCTTGCTGAATCTTCAAACGGTCATTCTGTAGTTGTTCAATACTCAATGAATACGCTGTTTGTCGATGCTTCAATGTTCTCTTCAATCTTTATTTCGTCGATCTGATTTGCTATTTTCAGCCTGTGATTCGTTGGATTCACAGAACTATCTTTGTATTGAACAGATAAATCAGATCAAATGTAGAAATAAAAGTTGCTTGTGATCGCTTGGATATTCTTCAATACATCATTACATTTTGTATAGTTGAAGTCAAGCGAAATATTTGATCAAAAAAGAGATATTTCAGACGTTGAAAAATCTATTCATGGATAAATTGTTTTGAAATATGTGATCATATCAATGATCGTTTGTCATGGGTCTTGTGTTTTATTGAAAACATAGTCTGTTGCGTCTTTGTAGAAAATTCTTGACATAAAAGCAAAAAGTCAAATACATATCAACTGAATGTATTCGCCTTGTTTTGTAAATTGTCTTGAAATTCTACTTATTGAACCAAAATACACGATTCTTCAATCAATATGTTGGTCATCGTAGCAATAAACCTTGACTAGATCACCAATTTCAAACCAATCATTGTCGATTGTGACGTTCAAATTCAATGAAAGTTGTCATTGTCAACCGTTGATCTGACTATCAAAAACAATCGTGTTCATAATTATTGACGGGCTGATTGTTCTTTTGAACACTCCGTCAACTCAATACACCTTGATTTGATAGTTTTTTTTGATCATTACAAGAAGTTTGTTGCATATAAAATAGTTATATCAAGAAGTGGCGTCCCATTTATTTGGAAATCAAACAAATTGTCTCCGTATTGAATGATCGGAAATGATCAAGCATAGTCAATTTCTGTTCAATTGACTTTCACTGTCTTCGTGATACTATCGAACAACAAGATATCACCGTCGTTCATATCTCTTGAAACTGTCAATTTCTTTCAGTTTAGAGTGAAGATCATTTCATCTGTTCATGTTGCTGTTGTGAATATCAAATACACTCTTGGCTGTGACGGAGCTGATCAGAAATATGCAAATTCTGTTGAATGATTTCATGTGATTCATGTGTCAGTCAATGTTGCGTCTTCTCTATTGTAGAAAAATGGGTCAAGTGTCTCGAATGTTATTTCAAAAGGAACATACGAAATATTGAAGTGCTTTCTTTCAAATAGATTATTTGAAACAACTGTTGCTTTTGTTCTTCTGTATATTCAATTGATCTTTATATCAAGAAATCATTCAGTTGCAGAAGTTTTTTGCTTCAAAACATCGATCAAATTGTTGAGTTCTTCGCCTGTTGAAGCTTTTATTGTTCAACGAAGCGTGATCTGTTTGTTTGTATATCTTCTTGCAAGCAATCACCCTCCGTCAATAACTGGATTTTGAAATCTTGTCAGCTCTATTGTTGGCAAATTGTCATCGTTCTTGAAAGACGTCACGATGTTTGCGTTTTGCATTCATAATCAATTGAAAATGATATCATCGTTCGATGCCCCTGCAATGAATGCCGTTGCCCAGTTGTATACTGATTCGTTGTATGTGGCTGAATTCAACATGCTAGTTTATACCTAAAGAATAAAGCTGATTTTGGCGCATCAAAACGTCAGAAATCTTTTGAACAAGTCTGTTTTCGTCTGCTTCATTATTGACAACAACTCAACCCATATTTATATTGATTGAAGTATTTCATCAAAGCTTGTCGTTTGGTATGATCTTTCATGAAGTATGCGGAACAAATAATTCTTCACCTTTTTCACCGACTTTGTATGGTTGATTTGCTCAAACATTTCAACCGATCGCTTTTCATGGAAGTTTTTTGAGATCTGTTTTCAGTTTCTGGACTTGTCAACCTGCGTATATATAATCAGAAAGAGCCTTTGTTCAAAATCAAGCGACAGCACCTGCTGTTGTCGCTCATGTTTGTGACAACCTTTGATCTTGTTTCATGTATTGTGCTGAAACTTCTTGCAATCTTTCAAACGCCTTGATCGCTTCGTTTGTCTTTGCAATAAGCTCTTGCAACGCTTGTTGTTTCTCAACTGTATTCAACTTTGCTTTGTTGTAGTTTTCTTGTGCTATTTTTAGTCTATCCATAGATGAAGACGCTTCTGTTGAAGCTTGCGAAACGTTAGAAATTCAGACTGTTGCTTCTCATGCTGGTCAAATCAGTGCTGTCAAAGCTATCACAAGCAACGCAACTCACGCAATAACAAGTCAAAGAGGTCAAAAAGTAGCACCTCAAAGAAGAGTTGTTGCAATTCATAATCATGACATCAAAGCCGTGACTGTTGTTATGATCGGAGCAATCAAAGTCATCGCCAAAGAGAATGCAGAAACAGCACCAACGACAACCATTATATTTGCCGTCAATTCTGGGTTCTTTTCTATTCGTCAAGCTATTTTTTCAATTACTGGCACAATTCATTCAACAAGTTTCTGAATTATAGGAATCAAAGCGGTTCAAATAGTTTCACCAACACTTCAAAGAGTGTTTTGAAGCTGTGTCATACGTCATTGAAACGTCTGTCAAAGAGCTTCGTTCATATTTCAAACATTGTCTGTGATAACTTGTGCCAACATTGCCGAGCGTTCTTGTTCATTTCCGAACTTCAAAACCTTTTCTTGTGCTTCTGTGAACGTGATTCAAACTTTTGTCAAAGCTCATGTCTGTCACATCAATACTTTTCACATCAAATTTCAGATATTTATTGCATCACCTTGTGTTGCATTGAATCATTTTTGTTGTGCGATCAGATTATTCATAGCAGGTCAAAGAACTTTCAGCGTGTTTGCTTGTGAAACAAACGTTCAAAGCTGTTGCAATCATGCAATCTGCGTGTCGTCTTCAACTATTCAAAGCTTTTGTTGTGCAGATGTCATGTCTTTGATCGCATCAATCTGATCTTGCGTTGCGTTTGTTCTTTGTTTCAAAATAGTAGTCAACTTTGTTTCTTGCTCAATTGAAACCATTGCGTCATCAATGAATTTCTTTCAAACAGCAACAATTCATGCAAAAGCAACACCAGAAGCAATTCTTATGGCGTTCATGCTTGATTTTATCTTTTCAGAGCTTGCTTTTGACGTATCACCAATCTTTTCAAACGTAGCACTTGCTTTGTCTTTGGCGGTCACAATGATTTCAACTTCTTTTGCCATGTCAGATCGTTGGAAATAAAACTATTTTGTTTTCTCTGTTGATCGTTTTATCATAAGAAGATCAACAACATCTTTCGGCGTATTCATGAACTGATCGTGTGATCGATTATATTTTTCAATGCACATTATTTCGATCAGTTCAACATCGTTTTCAATTATTCAGGTTTTGTTTCGCTTTCTGAATTCATATTCATATTTGTCTTTTTTTTTTGAAATTCTTCTGCAATATTTGTTTGAATTTCTGCTAGACATTCGGAAATCTCTGTGAATACTTCCATGTCATCGATGTTTTTTATGAAGTCAAGCTTCTCTTGATCTGATAATGTTTGTCAATCAACAGACGTACACATGACAGGAAAGATGTTGAAGCAAAGTTCAATATCATCTGAATCATTCATGAACATTTTTGTGAAGTTTTTGACTTTTTGCCAATCCAACATTGTCAATTTCTCTTTGAATACAAATTTTTTTCCACCGATTACTTTTTCCATACTGTATATTTTCAAAATATAAAAACATTTTTTATTCAACTACTGGCAAGATCACACATCTACAATTTGGGTGCAATGGTGGATATTCAATTGCTCAATAGTTTGCGTTCATGCTTGTTCAATCTGATCACTGAACTGATTCTCAACTCTTGAAAAATGAACCAGAAAGATCAATTGTTGTTGAATTCATTGGTCAGCAATACGGACAAACTCTTTCATCTTCTGCTGTGAATCGCTCTTTGCTACTCACAACGCCACTTTGTTCCCGTCATAGTTGTGAACCTATGTTTCATGCTCTTGAAACCTCTGTTCTGACAATCTTTTCAGCTCTTGACGTTTGAAGTTCTGTGAATGTATTTTGAAGCAATGTTTTCCCATTATCAACTGACAATCACTGTTCAAGAATAGAATCAAACACGGAAACAAGCTTTTCATTTGTTGCAATATCGATTGTTCATGCAAATTTCTCGATATTTTTTTTCAATTGTGTTTCAATTTTCTTTGTAAAGTTGAAAGGTTCAGAAATATCAACTTCGATCAATGCTTTTGTTGCTTCTGTTTCAACAAGACTTGCTTGTGTATCTTTTAGCAATTCGTTGTACATTATTGCC